GTTCTCGTGATGTTTCAAAAACTCCTAAAAGAGGTGCCAAATTGGTCCGAAGCAATGTCTAAGCAGCACACAGATAACATTTCCAATCGAATCGCGTGGTTTAACGATTTACTCGCCGCCGTGTTCGTGAGTTGTGTGAAAATCCTATCGGCAGTCCGTCTCTCGAAAGATAATAAGAAAATCGCGTTGAAATTACCAACCAATGAAGTGTTCGTACAAACCTGTTATAACAACATCGCGAAGGATCTCTATAGGGATCCGTATATTTTCCATGAATCTACGAATGAATACGAACGAAATGAAATTTTGTTTCAAAGATTTTGTACCGCGATCGAAGCATCCGTCCGCGAATTGATTCCAGTACAACAGATCTTACAGACTTACATGTCTCAGCACGATAACAAAGATATAGACCTCAATGAAGCCGAGGTCGGTGACGCTGAAGACCCTGATTTTGTCGACGAACTACCCGAGCCCGAGGAATCGTTTGACGAAGCCCCTCTCATGGATGAACCACCAACGGAAGAACCCCTCGAAGAACCCGAAGCATTCATACCACCACCAGACGACGCGCCACCGCCACAGACCGAGTCGCCGTTCGACAATGAATTTAAGTCAATCACAGGCGTACCAGCAGCCCAACCGGAAAATCCAGTCGAAGATGACGACGTTTTGTTTCCAGATGCTTCAGACGCCCCCGCAAAAAAAGTTGGTTATAATTAAATGGAGTTCGAAGACTATCTGCGCGACCCCGTGTGGGCGGCGCTTATCGCCGGCGGAATCACAGCGGCGTACATTCATGTTAAAGCAAAATTGAACAATGAAGAAGGGTTACAGACTAGTGCATATGCGAAACCAGCGGCACTCAACGCAATTTTGGTATATTTTATCATATCATCTGGTGTTGGAAAAAGAGAAACAATATCCACCGAACCATTTGCTTAAAGAATTAATCATATTGTATAAAATATAAGAGACATGACCTCCGTAAACGCGTTCAATGACATGATGGGACAGTTCCTAGCCGAGCTACACAAAACATTCCCAGAAGAAAAATCGATTAAGAAGAGCATGAGTGGATTTGAACTCATGCGACAATCCAATCCGCGGTTGGTCGTCGATGGATTCATGACCGGTGTGTCTCCGTATGCTGATAAAATCTCAGCCCGAGACGATACATTTTTCCTCGAAGAATCTAAAAAACTTGACTTTTTGAAGGGTATTAATATTGAAACACACTGGTCCAGTATCTCTGATGCGACGAAGGATGCCATTTGGCAATATATCTCAACGCTCTACATGCTCGGAACGACGATTTCGTCTATTCCAGAGGACACTCTCAACATGATCGAGAAGGTCGCGAAACAGTGCGCAGACCAGATCGAAACCGACGGTGGTGGACTCGAAGATTTGGATCAAGGGAAATTGCTGAGTACCATGCAAAACATGTTGGGTGGGATGATGAAAAAATAAACTTAGTATATTTAAATGAGTGCTTCTTGGTTTAAGGATCCACAGCAGCTCGTCCGATGTGATAAGACATTAGAATTTTGGCCTACTAATAAACAGCCCACAGGTGAGCGAATCAACTCCGCGTCTCGATTCATCATATACGCGGCGTGCGTCCATTATTTGATTAAACGGGACAAGCGCGTCTTCGTCGTCGCCGCGACCGCCTTAGCGATATTATACGTCTTGGAAACCTCTAAAATGATTAAACCGAGTGTTGAAAAATACCAGGTTCAATTGGCTGGGGACACAAGCTGCCAGTTGCCAGACAACGAGAACCCAATGGCGAACGTTTTGATGGGTGACGGTGGTGATCGTCCACCCGCATGCTTTTACCCAACCGTAAAGAACCAGGTCGATAGCGCGGTCGGTGGTAATATCATGTATGATGGAGGACGGTCGAAGAGTGCAGGACCTGAACAGCAGAGAAATGGTCTTCAGCGACAGTTTGTATCGAGTCCCGTCACGACCGTAGTCTCCGATCAAACAGGATTCGCTGAGTGGCTGTATGGAAAGAAAAACGCCAAAATGTGCAAATCGGATGGGACCGTGTGTGATCCAAACGCGAGAGGCGTCCAACTCGAAGCTTTCGCAGGTCTTGATCCAAACGGCGATAAGCGGAGTGGTATGTTCGGTGGCACCCACGCGTAAATAATTTAACATTCTCAATAATCGAAACACACAATGTTTCCATCATTGATAACAAAAATCTTACATAATAATAAATGGCGTACCAACTCCAACCAGGACTCGCTATTGTTGAAAATCCAGCCGTCCCAGAAGTTAATGCGACCGACGAAGTTTTCGTCTATCCCCAGCCAACGTCTCTTAAATTTGGCGCCAGGCCAAATACCATGTTGTATGGAACCGCACCGTTCATGGCGGGTAAGGGCGCGCCAGCTGAGTTCGTCGATACGTCCGACGCGCTCCGCCCTCAATCGACCACGCGGTTTGGTAAGGTTTTGGCGAACACGTACGAATCTGGGTATTTCCCAATTAATAACGCGGCGGTTCAATTACCCCCACAAGCTCAAAGTTACCAACCCGCGAGTACGAGAGCTCAATTACAAAACGGACTTTTTGATCAAAGATACACAAATAAAAATATAAGTAAGAAATAAGAATGGGAGATCCCGTATCTGTCGCTGCCATTGCCGGCTTAATTTATGCTGGTCGAAAATTGAGTTGTGCGAAAGAAACATATGAAACGCAACCCGAAGTAGTTTCTCAACCCACTGTTGCCCCACCACCACCCGTATTTGCAGAGACGCAAGTACGCGAATACCCAGGGTCGGTCCCACCTAATATTAATAAACAACCCATGGAAAGCTTCGCGGACCTTTCTCGAAATGTCCGATCGTCTGGACAAGAGGTTCTCGAAATGCGAAATCGCATGTATGATGTTGGACGAATGAACAACGTCGGACCAATCGAAAAGAGATTGGTCGGTCCGGGTCTCGGTGTCGACGCTGACGTGCCGAGTTACGGTGGACATCAGCAACTTCTCCGAGTCAATCCTGAAAACGTCGGTGCCTATCGATTAACCACTCTTCCAGGACGAAGCGGTCCAGCTCAAGATGTCAGTGGTGGTCGACGCGGTATGGCGGGTGGTCTATACCAAAATCGACCAGAAAAGACTGCTTTCCTCCCCGATCGTTTACCAAACGTCGCAGGAAAGTCACAAGGTTTCGGTGGTCGCACACCCCGCGGTGAGCACGAGAAGACGAAGAAAATCACGAATCGAGCCGCCACAGGTCTCCGAACGGATACCCTCAGCGTCGCTCCAGCGAAGCGTTTCGTGTCGAATGTTACGAATTCTCAAGATCCAACGAGAAATAAGAAGGATGGTAACATAGAACAATATCAATACATGAACAACCCACAGCCAGGGATTAATAGTTTCCAACATGGATACTTACAAGGCGCTGCGGTCGCTATGGGTGAAACGAACTCTAGGACACCACATACACCCGAACACATGTTTAAGCACGGGTTCCGACCGGATGAGCGTCGCGGTAAGGCTGGTCGTCCAGCTGGTCCCGGTAGAATGAATGTTCGAGCGGGTCCTCTCAACCAAGGGGGTAAGCTCACGGCGGTTCGCAGTGATACCACGCGCATTGACGGTCGCGTCAACCCTCAAGCGGGTGGTTGGACGCAGCAGTATGATAACAACGGCTACTATGATCTCAACGCATACAAGGATACCCCGAATCCAAACGCTTCACCAGACAGTCTCAACGTCGCGAAGAGACAGCTCGCTCGAAACCCTTTATCTCACCGATTATCCTAAAAATATAAAAAAATACGCACGACACCATTCATTAAAATATTATCCATATATTCTAATGGACGGTACTGAGAATACCAAAATCCAATATATCATGGTAGATTCGGACCTTGTTGAACCTCGAATCGATGACCCATCAAACCCACCCGCGAATCCATCGAGCTCGTTTACGCTCGATTTAAACCAAGAATCGAATCTACACTGTGAAGGTATAAATCAAGTCGTCGGTATAAAGATGGTGGATTTTTACATCACACAGGTCGGAAACACGGGTGGTGGAGTAGGAACCGGCGCGAAATATATTGATATCGTGTGTAAAGACATTCCAAAGGTCGCGCAGATACTTGATGAGAGGAACGGGCAGACGTTCGCGCGAGTCCCACTCGAAAGAGCGTTTTCGGGAAGTTCTTCGTTCAAACAACACGATAAACAATGGTTTCCATTTGAAAGGAAAACGACACTGTTCAACCCGATAAATATTCAAAAACTCAAGTTTGATATTTACGAAATGCGAGGGAGTGATGATTATAGACTATTACAAGCTGATGCCAAGTGGTATATGATTCTCGAAATAACCACGCGAGTCGAACGCGAAGAATCAAAACCCGAAGAACCAAACGAGGAGGGAGGTAAGGAGAATTACGAGATCGAAGAATCTGTTAACACATTGGAAGATGATGTTAATAGATGGGATGCTATGATTTATATATTTTTGATTATAATGGTTGGCATTTTATTTATTCTCCCGAGGCGATCTACTTAGTGACCGCGAAGAGTGGGGAGACTGGCTTTTGGACGCGCTTGGAGACGCGGCTGATAGAGATGTAGACCAAGATGGACAACAGGGTGGTGAACAACGCGGTGAGCGTGTAGTTCATACCACCGTTCTTGTTAACCTTGACAACTTGGTTAACGATCCAACGGACGAGGTCCATCCACGCGAGGGCGCTCGCGAAGGAGAAACCGGCGACAACCGCGTTCAACGATTGGGCTTCGAGCTCTTGAGTGATGAGGGTAACAGTTTCGGCGGCAGACATTTTATATAATACTATTAGAAAATTATTCCGGTAACAGCTCTTCTATTTCTAATAATTTTTTATACGTTTTTTTATCACCTGATATATTTTTTCCCTTCACCTGGGGTTCTTCAGAGTCGCTATCAGATTCGTCGTCTGAAGAATCATCACACGCGCTAAATTTTTTATACTTATCTTCGACCCACCCCTCCGGAGATTCTGAGCGAGAAGCGTCGGACACATC